GTAATTTTGTAATACTTAACATCACTGAAAATGATATTGCAAATGAAGGTGGTTATCCTTTATCAAGACAAACTCTAGCTCAAATACATATTAACCTTTTGCGTAAAGGAGCTTTGGGCGTAGGTTGGGTTATGGCTTTTCCTCAACCAGATAGATTTGGTGGTGACTTTGAGTTTATGGAAGCACTCTCTTTTTCTCCTAGTGTCCTCGCGATGTTTGAAGGTGAAGGTAATTATCCGCCCACATCTGGAACTGTAATTCTTGGACCAGAGACTGATGCAGGAATTATGACAACAGGTACCATACAAAATATAGAGATATTAAAACAAAGCGCAACACAGGGTATAGCTGTTGCTAGAACAGATTTAGACAATTTAGTACGTAGATTGCCTTTGTTAATGCGAACTCCTGATGGCTGGGTATCTGCATACGGTACGGAAGTGTTAAAAGTTTTAGCTGGAGCGGATACTTATATTATAAGAACGAATGATAATGGTATTGAAGAAATACGTGTTAAAGGCCTTCCGCCTGTTAAAACAGACTCTTTAGGGCGTAGGTGGATAAGTTTCGTGAATACTACACAAACTGATCTACAAGAAATGAATGTAGAAAATAAATTTGTATTTGTGGGATTTACGGCAAAAGGAATCATGCCACAAATAGCTACTCCGTCTGGATTACTTGAACCGCATAAGATACAAGCAGCTCTAGCAGAATCTATACTAATAGAAAACAGTCCATACATACCTGATTACTCTTTAGCTGTAGAGTTGGCAATCCTAATAATGGGCATAGTAATAATGTGGGCGTTAATAAACTTTTTGGGGATAACGTTGGGGATAAGTTTAGCCGTTTCTACTATGGGCTTAACTTTATTTGGTGGATATACCATAGTTCAACAAGGCCTGTTAATTGATGTAACCTGGACATTTATAGCTGAGTTTATAACAGCGACCATTACTTTCTATCTCAGATTTAGAGAACAATACAAGTTACGACAACTTATAAAGAAACAATTTGAACATTACTTAGATCCACGTCAAATTGCTATTTTGCAAAAATCACCAGAAAAACTAAAACTAGGTGGTGAGAAACGATACGCTACATTTTTGTTTACGGATGTACGTGGATTTACTGCTTTATCTGAAACACTAGAGCCTGAACAAGTCACCTATATAATGAATAAAGCTCTGACAGCGCAACAAAAAGCAGTACAAAAACATGGAGGTATGGTAGATAAGTATATAGGTGATGCAATGATGGCTATATTTAACGCACCGTTAGACTTAGAATTTCACGAAAATAAAGCTATTGATTGTGCTAAAGATATACAGAAAAATATGGAAGTGTTAAACGTAGAACTATCTGAACAAGATATAGACCCAGTAGCCATAGGTATAGGTATAAACACTGGATATGCAGTTATAGGCAATATGGGAAGTGAATCAAGATTTGATTATACTGCCATAGGCGATGCGGTAAACACCGCAGCCAGATTAGAAAGTGGAACTAAGGAAGCAGGTAGAGATTTGTTAATTGGCTACAACACTGCCATAAAAAGCGATTATAAGTTAGAATTATTAGAGCCTTTAAAGGTTAAGGGCAAAGAAAAACCATTAGAAGTATATACATGGGATTTAAGTTAAGTTTAATATTGGGTGGATTGTTAGTCGTTAGTCTGGCTGGATCAACTTACTATATCAATTACCTAAACGATCAAATAGGCATACTCAAAGGCAATCAAATAGTTTTAGAAACAGAAATAGAAAAACAAAACGAATCTATTGAACGTTATTTAGAGCAACAAAAAAATCAACAAGTACAACTCAACCAACTAGAAGCTGACAAACAAGCAGCGATGAAAGATGTTAATAGATTACGTAAAACCTTTGCCAAACATGATTTAGATCAATTAGCTTTAGCAAAGCCAGGACTACTACAAAATAAAATTAACAAAGCTTCTGCTAGGGTGATGACTACTTTAGAAGAACTAACCAATCCAAATCAGTTTGATGAAAAACCTACTACTAATTAGTTTATCTTTGATGATGGCCAGTTGCTCTTTGATGCAATCTTCTATCAAGCCAGTACAGGTAAAAAGTATTGCTGAAAGACCGCCGATGTATCATCCACCGTTGCCATATCCGATGAGCCTATCAGAAGTTGATTGGGAAATTATGACACCTGAATTGATGGAACAATACCTACAAAACCTAGAAAATGGTGACGCACCTAGACGCGCTTACTATTCTTTATCCAGTAAAGAGTATGAGAATCTAAGTATGGATATGGCTGAAATTACTAGGTGGAGCAAAGATATTTTATCTATTATCAAGTATTATAGAGAATACGATAAACCAAAAAAGGATATCAAAGATGAGTAAGACACCAGATGAATTTGTATATAGAGCTACACTAGACCGTATAGTAGATGGAGACACATTTGATTGCATACTTGATCTTGGGTTTGACGTAAAACTACATAAACAAAGAGTAAGGCTTGCAGGTATAGATACTCCAGAATCTAGAACAAGAAATCTAGCTGAAAAGGCTCTAGGTCTGAAAGCAAAAGAAAGACTCAAAGAGCTTTGCGAGGGTACATTTAGAATTAAATCTTTAGGAAAAGGAAAGTATGGAAGGATTTTGGGCATCCCTTATACAGCAGATGGCGAAGATGTTTGCCAAAAACTTATCAAAGAAGGACACGCAGTTGAGTACTGGGGTGGTACTAAAACAGGTAAAATCAGAGAAGACGGTACTTGGGGCGAGTAATATGCAAATATCTGAAAAAGGTATATCTTTAATAAAACATTTTGAAGGCTGTCGTTTAGAAGCATACCAAGACTCTGTAGATATATGGACAATTGGATATGGCACTATTAAAGGAGTTAAGGAAGGCGACAAAATAAACCAAGACGAAGCAGAGCATCTATTACAAGAAGAAATGCCCGAGTACGAAGGCTATATAAATGATATGGTCAAAGTCCCCTTAGAGCAAAACCAATTTGATGCGCTTTGTTCTTGGGTATTTAATTTAGGACCTAACAATTTAAAATCTTCTACTTTATTAAAAGTACTAAACGAGGGTAAATATGATGAAGTACCAGAACAAGTGGTCAGGTGGAACAAGGCTGGCGGAAAGGTTTTAGAGGGATTAAAAAAAAGAAGAGAGGCTGAATCTCTATTGTTTCAAGGTAAAGAATGGGAGAATGTCTAGATGGCATATACTAAGTTAAATTTAAAACCAGGTATCAACCGAGAAGGAACTGCCTACGATAACGAAGGAGGATGGTTTGACGGAAACCTAATCCGCTTTAGAAATGGTCACGTAGAAAAGCTCAAAGGATGGGCTAAGTTAAGTATTAATACTTTTTTAGGTACGGCTAGAGCTTTACATAATTGGATGGGTCTTGGTAGCAACCTTTATTTAGGAGTGGGTACAACTTTTAAATATTATATAAAAGAAGGCACTGTTTATAGCGACGTAACACCTATAAGGGCTACCACTACTAATGGAATTACTTTTGCTGCAACCGATGGTTCTTCAACTATCACAGCAACTGACTCAAGCCACGGAGCTGTTACCAACGATTTTGTTACTATATCTGGTGCCGTTTCTTTAGGTGGGGTTATAACTGCTACTGTTCTAAATCAGGAATATCAGATTACAGGAGTACCGTCTGTTAATACTTATACGTTTATTGCCAAAGATACTAGCGGAGATGCTGTAACTGCTAACGCAAGTGATTCAGGTAACGGCGGATCAGGAGTTGATGGAGCTTATCAAATTAACGTAGGACTAGATGTTTACGTGCCTTCTGCTGGTTGGGGATCAGGCACTTGGAGTACGGGGCCTTTTGGTTCAACAAGTTCTATAAGTGATACTGGACAATTAAGACTATGGACACATGATAATTACGGTGAAAATCTCATAATTAATCCACGTGGAGGCGGCATCTTTAGATGGAAGGAAGACGACGGTACTGACACCAGAGCAGTTGTTTTATCTGGTATTACTGGAGCCAACCTTGTACCTACGGTAGCCCTACAAGTCATAACATCAGAAGTAGACAGGCATTTAATTGTTTTAGGTGCAGATCCCATATCAGGTAGTACAAGAAGTGGTTCAGTAGACCCGATGCTTATTGCTTTTTCTGACCAAGAAAATGAACTGGAGTTTGAACCATTAATTACTAATAGCGCAGGTTCTTTGCGTTTATCTAGCGGATCAAAAATAGTAGGCGCAGTTAAATCAAGACAGGAGATAGTTGTATTTACCGACACCTCTCTATACAGCATGCAATTTGTTGGACCACCTTTTACATTCGCAGTAAACCTTATTAACGAAGGTGCGGGATTGATTGGACCCAAAGGAGCTGTTACAACTGACTCAGGTATATACTTTATGAGTTACGGTAATTTTTACGTTTATAACGGCAGCGTACAAAAACTACCTTGTACTGTTTTAAATTACGTATTCTCTGACTTCAACGATGGACAGGCCTATAAGGTACATGCTTTTAGTAACAGCGAAAATAACGAAATAGGTTGGTTCTACGTATCTAGTTCTGCTACTGAGATTGATCGTTACGTTATATACAATACGCAAGAACAGGTTTGGTATTACGGTAACTTAGAAAGAACTGCTTGGCTTGACTCAGGCGTAGTTAACTACCCACAAGCTACCAAAGACAATTATCTTTACCAGCATGAGATTGGTTTTGACGACGATGGTAGTCCGATGACTGGTGTATTTGTTGAATCAAGTGACTTTGATATAGGAGATGGCGACCAGTTCCAATCTATATCCTCTATCATACCTGACATACGTTTTTTACAAGACGACAACT